AAAAAATGGTTTACGGCTTCATTACGCTTTTGTATGCGTATTGCGTCTCTTTTGCCTTTGTATGTGGCGCCACGTTTGCTGTTGCACTTTCGACATGCTGGTACCAGGTTGTCTAGGTCATCACTGCCGCCACGGTCATGTTCTATGAGGTGGTCGGCGGTCATTGGGTTGGCGGTTGTTCCTTGTTGGCCGCACCAGTGGCATGGTGGGTTGTTCGCTAGCAGGGCTTGCCTGTTGCGTCGATAGGTCAGGTCATTGGTGGTGTGTTGTCTGGGCATTGTCGGGTCTCCTTTGTACTGATGTTAGGTCAAGGGCAAGGTCAAGAGATACTGACGCCTAAGCGGAAGAGCACCGCTTAGTTGTCGCCGTACTACATGACAGGGTTGGGTGGTTTGTGTCCCCCACTATTTAGGGCAAGTAGCCCATGGAAGCCGGTCTAGTTTTGTTCGGTGGATAACCATTCGCCATTTGTGCCGTTTGGAAACGCTGTTCGGTCACTAGGCGTGACCGTCTACCCAGGTTCCCCTGTTTACTGCCCACCACCTACAAACGTGGCACACACATGCGACTAATGAAATTGTGGCGACTGTATCAGGTGCGTGTGTTCTTACGGGATTCGAGGCGACACCAAACGCCGTTTAATAGGACTTCAGCAAACTTGATTCTGTGAGGCGTGAAGAACTGGCCGTTAATGGTCAGGTATTCAACATCATGTTGATTTGATATAGCGATAGCAAACACTGGGGTAGTAAATGACCATTCTTCATCACCTGTAATAATGCGCATTGGGTTAATCGGCTGGTGGAATTCAGTCATGGTTGGGTCTCCTAGCTAGTCGGGTTGATATTGCGTCAATGTCTTTAGGGCGCCATATGTGTACTTCAGCGCCTGCAGCTGACAGGGTTTCATGCCAGGCTTTTTGTAACGGTGAAACACGGCCTGTATCGCTTTTGAGTTCGGCAAATACAATTCCCCTAGTCGAATGGGCAAGTGTGAGGTCAGGGTAGCCAGCGTGTCCTTGTAACGGGGTTTTCCACACCCCAGGGCGTATTTCCACAGCACGGGTGTGCATAACTAGCCAGCCGTGCAGTTTGGCAAGCATAATGACACTGTTTTGGAAGTGTGATTCTTTCACTTACTAAACTGGTTTCTGTTGCGCCCTTTTGCTGTCATGTCAAGGGCGTTGTCTTTTACTGTACCTAGAAATAGGTGTGCTGGGTTGACGCAGGCTCGATTGTCGCATGTGTGGCATACCAGCAAATCGTTTGTAATTGAGCCATGAAAGATTTGGTAAGCAATACGGTGGGCTTTATACATTTTGGTTTTTACGCCAAAGTAGCCGTAACCAAACTCATTTTTTGAGGCTGTCCAAATCCAACACCCGTCTGGCATGCCGTAGTCCACGTGTACTTTTGCCATAAAACGAGTTACCAGGCTAGGTGTTACTTCTACAGCTGGGCGGCGTCGAATCGGTAACGGTGGGTTGTCAATGTCAAACAGGGTCAGTAGGTCGGTCATGGTGCCAACCTTTTGATTAGGGCTGTGGCGTCAGCTCTAGTTTCGGGTACTGGGCCTTCCCAATTTAAACCGCGCAGGTACTTCAATTGGGCTTCAGATGGTGCATTGCTCGCATTTGCGCCTAGCGCCTGTGTACGAGGCTTTTCGGGGGTTCTCACAAGGGTTGCTGGGGCTACCGTGTCGGGCTGTCGGTTTCGTACTTCTTCAGCACTAGCCATTTTGGCACCAAACGACATCATGAGACCCAAACACCTACCCAGGCACGAAGTCGAAGCGTTCATTTGTTCACTGTCACGGGTAAAACTGGTTTTGCCTGGGAACGGTTCAAAGCATGTTGCTTGTGCCGGTATCGGGTCATCAGGTGTACGCCAAATTTGCATGGTGACACTAATAAAAGTTTTATCGCCAATGGTGATGATTTCGGGGCGGTTTTCCATGACCCGTAGTTCGGGCCAGCGTTGTAAAGCCTGGCGGAATCTTTCGGGTACGTCGACATAGTTTGTGAGATCCATCAGCTGCCCAAGTTTCTGTCAAATGCCCGTCGTTGTTCGGGCGTCATGCGTAAATAGTTCAGTAAGTCATTGCACCTGGCTTTTTCGGCTTGGGTTAAACCTTCCCATTTGCCTTTGTGGCCACATTCAAGGCATATGCCTTTAAGGATTGGTTGCAGGCGCATGTCATGGTGGTGCAGTTCCATTTGGCATTCTTCGCACAGTATGACGTTCATTTTTCAATCTCCCAAGCGGCTTCATGCAATTGGTGCAACGGATTCTGGCATTTTTCTAAATATGTGGCACATTGTTCGGCGCAATCTTCACAAATGTAATGAGCGTCAAACACTTCTAAAAGTACACGCAACCGTTCTATTTCATCGGCTGCTCTGTGCAGTTCTTCAATTACCTGGTCGCCCTCTGTAACTGATGCCCAAAGCCGTAGTCTGGTCACAATGTCTGTTGCTTTCATTTGAAACCGCCTAAACGCATGGCCACAATGGCGTCTTGGGTTTGCTTAGTCAGATTTGACAGGTAAATACCGTTTTCTTCGGCGACATAAGCCAGTTCAAATAAGGCTTTTCGAAGCATTGCGATATCTTCGGTTTGCTTTTCTAATTGCCAGGCGGCGGCTTTCATAGCAATTTCTGCTTTTGCTATTGCCGCTGTCATTTCGGCTAACTGTTCGGTCATGGTCGGGCCTTTCATGTTGTCGGGATATTTCTACGATAACCAACTGGTGTTGCAGAGTAGCGCATACGGCGCCTGTCGCCTTCCGTGGTGTTTGCCCATATGCCTTGCAAAGCCTTTTCAGGGAACGAAACGGCGTAGGCGTAGCATTGGTCAAAGACGGGGCAAATATCACATATGGGTTTTATTGCGGCTTTAGCGGCGGCAGATTCGAGGGCGCTACTAGGAAAAAATAGGCTGGTTTCAATGCCTTTACAAGCTGCGGATTGTTGCCAGTCGGGGCGGTCAACATTGAACATTTGCTAGCACATTCTCCAAGGCTTCCAACCGCATGCGCCTGTCTCTGCAACGGCTTCATAGAGCAGGAAACCAAACCGCAAGTTGAGGGTTGGGTCACTCATGGATTCTTCAAACGGCATATTGAAAAGTTCTTCGGCCCAAGCTTTATGCACAATATTCGCCTGTATCAAACCGTGATCGGAACCATTGAAACTGGGGTGCAAATAGCCAATGTTAAGGCACCTCGTTTCCTTGAAAATCAGCCTGCCTAGTTTCTCTAGCGTTTCGGTGTCATTGGGCCAGCCAACCGATACGGCCACCGGCAACCATTCCTGGCACTTAGTCGCAGGGTCAACATAAGCCACCTTTGTGGTGGGTTGTGTCGAAGTAGTGGTACTGGTGCTGGTGGTGGTTGTCAGCTCTACGGCACGGTCCTGCAGCTGTTGGGGTGACAAGTCGCCCAGGCTGATTGTTGCCGGTACTACGGCGTAGGTTTGGGGTGGTGTGTCTTTTTGGTTTATTACCGCAAAGGCGGCACACATCATGTAGGTAAATAGGGCTAGCCCTAAAAAGCGTTTCACATTCATTTTGGTTTGTCCTTCAGTCGGGGTCAGGTCGGGGTATGTCTACCGATTCGGTAGGTCTATGTCAAGCACCCATAATAGTTTTAAACGCATGGTGTACAACGTCAGGGTGATCGGCCAGCAGTGGCGAGATCTCGACATGCACCCATTGGGCGCCTTTTGACCCGATCGTGTTTTTGTCGTACACACGCCAACTGTCCCTGTCGGAACGGTAGCCAGCGCCCCAACCTTTAGGGTTGTTTTTGTAGGTGCCTGCATAATCGTGTATTTCTTCTATACCCAAAATGTCACGGTGAGTAAACAGGAAGTCAATCAGTTTAAACCGCTGTTCTTGAGTGCCTTTTAGGTCTACAGCTCGCCAGGTGGCGTGTACTGACTTCTTTGGTGGGGTTGTCCCAACCATGTTTCGGTCGTTAAAAATGCCAATGTTTGTTACGCCAAAAAGGTAACAGCAATAGTCAACAAACACTTTGGTACCTTCACGCTTAGCGGCGTGTACAGCGTCTTTATTGCCGGTATAAGGTCTAATGGTCATCGTCTTTATCCTTGTCTTTAGAGTCACGCAAACCATTAGCACTTAACAAACCCAGCAAGCCACCCAAAAGTACAGCAAATGACCCCGAAACAATTTGAAGCATTTCGGTGTCATTGGGCGATGGTTTCTGAGGCTGTATAACAAACACAAGTGAGTACAAAATTGCCACCATTGAAATGCCAAACACCATTGACAAGGTAACGCCAACCATAAAAACCAAACGGGCTTTAATCTCGCTATTGGTTAATCGTTTTTTCATGGCATACACCTGGGCGCTGTCGGTTTGGTTTCGCAGGTGTCACGGGTTCTGTCGTTACAACTGGTAACAACAAACATTAGGGCTACAGCCAAAAGCGCAACAACGGCAAGCGTTTTCATGGTGTATCAGGGAAGTCGGCTTCGGGTCCTGCGGTCCATGTGGCTGGGAAGTCTCGCAATGCTTGGCGGTAGGTCGCCCATGCTTCACGGTCTACGGGTGAGTCGGCTGTTTGTGTCCAGTCGGATTCTTTGAGTAGGCGGTCACGGTGGTTGCGCATACGTTCCAGCAGGTGTTCTTCCGGGATTGTGTCCCCGTCAAATGGTGTAGTCAAGTTAATTGTCATGGTTATGCCGCCTCGTAACAGAAACTGTATCGAATAAAGTCGCCAGCCGCCCACGGAAAAGTCGTTGCTTGCAGTGATGCGGCAAGCGATGCGCCACCAGTACCAACACCTATCAAACGATTCACTGTGTCGGTTTGACATAATTGAGCATTTGAAGAGAAAGTACTGACGTCAACAGCAATTATTGAACCAGCGTTTAAGCCAGCGGCTTGAGCAGTAATAGGTAATGAACAAAAATAAAAGCCAGTTCCGGCTGCAATACCAGCGCCGTTAAAAGTAAATATTGCGTTTCCAAAAACAATCTTGTTAACTCTTGCATACCTACCCGTTGCGCTACCTGTAGCGCCAAGGTTTGGGTTTGCAACTGAAGCGGTAAGTGCGGGAAAATAAGTTTCCCATACGGCCCCGATGGTGTTGAGCGTCGCCGCAGTCAACACCTGCCCCGAAGTTGTCCCTGCTGTCCATTGCGTAGCCATAATTGTTCTCCTTATCCTTTTACGGGTATCCCAAAACGTTTGTGTTTAAGATGCCATTAGTAGTTGAGTTAAGCACAAATGGTGTACCCAAAGTTGGAGACAAAAACACTTGCACTGACGCATAGTCAACATAAAACGTTGTTTGAACACCCTGCACAGTGCCCGAAACATTTGTGCCACGAAAAGCAATAGTTGCAGTTGAGCCAATCGGGGAATTTGCTGGTGCGTCTGGGACAGCACCTGACGGCCTAGGAATTTTAGCCAATGTCAAACAAGTTGAATTTACCAACGTATTGGTAGTAATCGCAAAAGGAACCGCCGTTGGTTGATTGTTCGTTGCAAGAATAAAATTGGCAAGACTCAATGCGTCCGTTGTCGTGTTATTGATTGTGTCGTATCGAAGCGTGTTATCAATAGAACTTGAAAGAGTCGCTGTTTGTATTGCTAAACCAGCAGGCGCTACTTGAACAACATCAAAACTATTTTGAACTGACGACATGTAATCAATTCCGACATATTTGCCAGATGAAGTGTTGTCAGTAAATGCGTATGTCGAGGTGTCATATGCAAGCGGGGCGATAGTGGTAAATGTTGTATAACCAAAATATGCCGTTCGTTTTGAATCGTAATCATCTAATAACAATTGATCTGTTCTCAAATATTTGTTGAGGAGATCAAGCGCACTTCCCGAATAATTGCTGACAGCGGAAGCAGCTGGTGTGACATAACCAAATGTTGCTGGATCAGGCAAGCAAATGATTGCCCTTCCGAGTGACTGATTAGTAATTGTTTGTTCATAAATTTGCGTCGGACCCGAACCAAAACTGGCGTTGTCATACAATTTCGCCCCAATTACACCTGTACCACCAGTAGCAAATATTGTGATTCGATCACCCGGTGCAGCTCCTGTGCCAGCGTTGTACGGAATGTCATATGAACGATTGACATCCGTAATGCGACCTACAAAATAGGACGGTGACGAAGCCGAATTAGAATCTCGTACGTCAATATATTGACCGACTGCTAAGGGCGTGGCATACGAATTGGCTGGGATTAGTTCTATGACGCAAGACGATTGGCTAAAAGTATCTTGAAATCGTTGACGGCCACGATTAACATTGATCGTTTGAACACCTGTGAGAGCGGTGTAAGTCCCGTTAATAGTGGTTGAGTAACTGGCTACTGGAGTTGAGTACGGCATCAGGAGACTCGAATCGGAACAGAACCGTTCAGTTGCATATATCGGCGCAAAGCGTTCACTACTTGTTGAGGATCGCCACCATTGACATTGATTGTGACGTTGCCTCCGCCAATGCCCATACTGCCAAGACGGTCTAGTGGGATAATTGCTTCCGGTCCTTTTTCGCCGATCATGGCAATTGTTGGACCCGTCGTAATGCCCCCCTCAGCTAGTCGAGGCAATTTAACTTCAGGAATTGAACCGAAGTTGACCCAAGGGCCAGCGGCTTTGTCAATACCGTCAAGAATTGTGTTTAGCCCTTTAATAGCAAAGTTAATACCCTTTTCCATTGCTGAAAGGACTGCGTTAATAACACCTTTAAAAGCGCCGCCCATACCGTCAAAGATTGCTTTTCCAAGGTTTGCTAATTCGCCAAACCCTGTTTTTACTGCGTCAAACACAAATTTGACAACACCCCACCAAATCAAAAAGCCTGCTTTAATACCGTCAATGGCTTTGCCGAAAATGTCAAACTTCATTTGTAGAGCAACCAAAGCTGCAATAACAGCAAGAATGATTACAGCACCAGTGGCAACCCATAAGGCGCTAAATGAAGCGGTGGTTACAGCGTTAATGGCGGCGGTGACAGCGCCAACGGCGGCCCATGCGGCTAAAGCGCCGTTAATAACAAACACGGCGGCGGCAAGCGTTCCAATGACAGCGCCCAGAGTTACAACCAACGGCACATTGTTACTAATCCAAGTACCAATTTTGGTGAACGCTGGTAGCAACTTTTCAACTATTGGCATGACAGCGGCACCAACGGACTCTTTAAATTCGCCCATTTGAATACCGAAAGATTTCATTTTGCCTGAAGCGGTATTGGCTGAAGTCGAAGCGGCACCTTTAAAAGTGTCTCCTAATGCGGCAAAAACTTCATCGGTTGTAGCGCCGTTTTCAATCAAACCAGCCAGGGCAGGGTCAAGTTTCTTTAACGGCCCCAACTGCCCATTAAACGCCTTTGACAGGGCGTCAGAGACAGCGCCTAAGTCTTTGCCTGTACCGGCAGAAATGTCTAGCGCAAGGTTAAGTAAGTCTTGAGCTTCAGTGACGTCACCAGTTCCACGTACCAGTTTGTCCATTGCTGGGCGTAACTCATCGTCAGAAACGGCGGCGGCAATACTGGTTTTAGTAATGAAATCTTCAACACTGGCAATTTGTGCGTCAGTTGCACCCGTAGTGTTTTTAAGGCTTTTGGCTAGCAGTTGGGCGGCCTTATCGTCTTCCATGAACGCTTTAACAGCGTCGCCGCCAAAGTCGGCTAAAAACCCTAAAGCGGCAGCTGCAGGGGCGGCGGCTTTGCCAATAGCAAACTGGGCTTTTTGCCCTGCAGTTTCTAGTTTTTCAAACTCTCGAATAGCACGGTCAGTGCCTTTACTGTCAAAATCTGAGATTACGGGAATGGAAATAGCCATTAGATCACCTTCAGATTCTTATTGACTTCAGCCATTACACCGTCAACTACTTTTTGAACTTCAGTTGTCAGGTCAGAAATTCTTGCCTCGAATACTGGCCAGATCACACGGCTAGCAGAACGACCAAACTTAGTGCTAAACGCAGTACCCAACGGGTTGACATTGGCACGGCCAGCAATATCAAAAATTGCGGCGGCAGGGTTCTTTTGCATAACTGAAAAGGCGGCACCACGCTTTTTGTTATTGACACGCACACCCACACCACGAACAGCCTTTGAAGCTGACAACGGGAAAACCTGACGGCCACCAGGCGACCAGTTGCGTTTGGTGCCACTAGGAAATTTAGAATCGTCATACTGGCTTTGCATGGCGTCAGTCATCGGTTTAGCGATCTGTTTCATGTTTGCCACATACGCTTTGCGGTAGCCAGGCTCTACCTGATTCAAGTATTTAACAGCGTCTTTGACACCATTAACTTGAATAGTCAAATCGGTTGCCATGGCTATTTTCTGCTTTCGTTGATTACCTTTATGACCGTCGCTAGATCATTAGTATCAAACTCTACTTGGTGAGGCCAGTACCCTGTCGCTACTAAAACTTGTGCTAGTGCGTGTCGGTAGGTACTGGCACGGTAGGGCGCTCAGGCTCATTGTCGACTACCTCGAGTAGCACCAGGCGTTTAATAAAGTCATCTAAAACAACCGGCACGGTGACGTTGTGTTGTTGGCATGCCTGGTGTGCAAGATACGCCAAATCTTCAATACCAATACCGCTGGCCATGTCGCTGGCTTTGCGTTTGAATTTGCGTTCCCACGAAACAATGGTGAAAAGGTTGGTGCTTACTTCTACAGGGCCTTCGCCCTGGTCGACTCTAAGTGTTAGTTGCATGTCGGGCCTTTGCTGTTGGGGTTGCTAGATCAGGAAACAACGGTGGTCAAAACGCCACCCTTAAAGGTAATGCTGATAGTGCTTAATTCGCCCATGGTTGCGTTGATAACTGGCAAAGACTCAAGATACGCCCCTACCAATTCAAAACGAGGTTCGGTTGGGCTGGCAGTGGTCAAGCCTGCGACAGTGTTTGAAACCTTCACGGTGGTGGTGGTGCCAACTAGAGCTGCAAGAGTTGCATAGGTTTCGGTGGCCGCGTAGGACATGTACAAATCCAAAGTGATTTCTTGGTTATATAAACCAGCAACAAACACACGGCTTGTGGAACCAAACGCTGTTGATTCGAGGGCTTCGGCCATGTTGGTGACGGTGGCGCTGGTGCATTGGTCGGTCAACGAAACGCTGTTGACCATTACGCCTGGGTTAGAAAGGTATGTCGAAGTAGCCATGGGTTAATCCTTCTTTGTGTGTGCTTTAGTTTTAGCAGATTTTGGGGCTGGGCTGTCGCTAGGTTTCTCATCAGATTTGATAAACCCGTGAGCTAGTAACGCGTCAATGTTTGTACCGGCACCAGGCACAAACTCTGCGCCTACTGTCCCGATTTTGTCGCTAATGATTGTGTATTTCATGGGTCACCCTGCTTGTGCTTGTACGTCTATGGATAGGTCATATGCGGCAAATGTTTGACCGCCAATTGGGATATAGCCAGGGCGCCCAGATTTCACGGCCACATTCTTTGCTAGGACTTGCGCACACATGCTTAAAACGTTGCGTAAGCCGTCTAAATTGCCTGGCCCTAGTGTCACTACTTTTACCGAAAAATTCATTGTGACAATGTTGTAGTTGTAGCAATCAAAACTTGGGGCGTCAATAAACACGCATGGTGGGTTGATCTTTTCAGGGTCAAAGACAACACGCATGCCAGTGATGGTTGCCAGCGTTGCCGCCAAATCATCTATGGCTTCATTGAACAGGTCGGTGTATGCCATCACGCAACCGCTGGCCGTGGGATACCGGCTAACTGTTTGATTAGTGGCGACAGTCCCGAAACTGCAGCTGTACCCATATCGCTGAAACTAGCGAATTGGTCGATAGCGCCACGTTGTCTGTAAATCGAGCCACCCATCATGATGGTTGCTAATTCGACATCGGCACTAGGCACAGTAGTTAAAGAATCCGTGTAGCCAGATTCCTGCCTGCGCCGAAATATGAAATTTGAGGCGCTATTAGCACACTGAGTTAAAAAGGCTGTTTCGTCTACGCCTGCTAATGCGATACCTAGCCAGGTGCCAATCTGTGTGCCTGTAATCCATGTGCAGGTTTCCGTGTAGGTCAGGGTGCCTTGTGGGATTGCGGCGCTACGGTCAAGATTGTCGCCAACATCATAAAACAACACCTGGTTAGGTATCGGATAGTTGTAATCAAATGTCAGATCGCCAGTACTGGTTACGCCCGTAAATAGGTATTCGGGTATAGCGTAAACATTGTGCGTACCGTTCAAACCGTGGCCTAAGCCAGCGAGCGTGAACGGTAAGCCCAAATTTAGTTCGGGTTCTGTCAATGTTTGAACCACAGCGTAGTCGTCTAAACGCTGGTGGAATATGACTTGATAAACAGCCATGGGCGGCTAACCGCCTTTCGACTAAGCCTGGGTGATCTTGCGAATCATGCTTGAGTTAGCAGCAAACGTTGCGGCGTAACCGAACATTGACATGGTGCGTGAAATGGTGCTGGGGTTTTCAACCGAAAGCAGGCCACGATCTTGGCGGTAAATTTCGTATGCGTTGCTGTTGAAAATCACCATTGTCTTTGCGGCGAAGTTGTTGTCAACAACAATTTGCAAACCAAGTGGGTTGGCGTTTTGGAAAGCGTTAATGCCACCGTTACCAATTGCGTTAAACGCATTGAGGCCACCGCCCGTGTAACCAAAAATTGGTCGCTTCTGATCGTCGGTGAGCTGCATCATCAAGCCCCAGGTGGCTGGGTCGACAGCAATGTGGGTTGGCAAGAAGTTGGTGGCGGCAACCGTGGTAACTGCACAGTCGTAGATTGACTTGAGCAAGTCAGCGACGGTCAAGTCCCAAACACCATCTGAAGAAGCGGCGGTTACAAGGTTGTCGCATGCAAAGTTGTCAATTGCTCGCAGGTACTGACCGGCAAGGTCTTGCATGATGACTGCCATAGCGGCTGGGTCTGTGAAGTCAACGGTCTGGTACGAAAGGGTAGTCGCACCAGCGAAACTCTTTTTAGTGACCGTATTCGAGGCAATCACTGAAGTGGTGGCTGATACGGCGTCAAGCTGTGCGGCCTGTTCTGCAACGGTTGGGTGGGTTGTCCAGGTCGGGCGAATGAACGTGGAACCGCTTCCGCCACCAGGCATAGCCCTAGTCCCGACGGCTGTCAAAAGCGGAGAAATGTAGTTGATATCCGCAAAAACGGGACCCAACAACGGCAATGGGACAATACCACTCACATTTGAGCTGACCACATCGCCAGCGGCGGCTTCAATTGGGGACTTGTGATAAGCGCGGTAATCTTCCCAAACTTTGTTGGCGTTAGCGGCTTCAATTCCACCCTTGTGGATTGCGGCCATGAATTCAAAAGCGTTCGGCAAACGTGGTTCACGCTTTGCTGTGGCAAAAATCGGTGCGGTTGGCACTACGGTTTCTTCAACAACTGCAGGGGTAATTTCCATTTTGGGTTCTTCCTTTGGTTCTTCGACTTGTGGCGCTTCGGCACTGACTTTTGTAATTATAGACTCAGAAAATGCGGCCGTGGGGACAAGACTGATTTCTAACCAGTCAGCGGCCTGCACGGTCATGTTGCCTTCTTTGTCGTAACTGAATTCTTTCGGGTTCACACCAACGGACAGCTCCATAACGCCATCAGCTGCTAACACCAGGGCTTCATTGCCTAGTTCTGTTGCACTAATTTTCATGGCCAGCAACATTTCTGTGCCGGTGTCGACTCGTTCAGTTACTAAGCCAATTGGCATGGTGCTGTCGTGGTACATGTAAACACGGGGCTGGCGACCTTCAACGGGTAGTGAACCTGGTGCAAACGACACAGTAGTGCCATCTGAAACGGTTGCAAAAGTGTTGTATTGAACGGCCACGCCAGTAATTGTTCGGCGTGGCAATCCGTCTGGGCCTGCAGCTTCGACAGCAAAAGTGTTGGCGTTGAAAGTAATCATTAGGCAAGTTCCTCTTGTGTGTTTTCTTGTGGTTCTGGTGTTTCAATCATGGGTTCCATGACTGCGTACTCTTCTTTTTCTGTCTCTAAGAAATCGTCGGTATCCCATTTAACATAGGTGCCACGGGGCAGTTGCTGTGACAAAGCTGAGGTGATGGCCGTGGCGTACATTGACAACCCAAATGTCCAAAGGTCGGATTTGGCACCTTGACTGTTTGTGTATGCATAACTACCTGTTGAAATACCCAACAAATACGGGGGTACATTGCACAAATTAGCGATTTGCTTACTCTGATATTCGGCGGCGTCAATCAGCAACATTTTGTCGGGTGTTGCGTTTGTTTCTGTGTACGTCAAAAATTCGTTTAGAGCTGCAGTCTGATTGCTGGCCCGTGCCTGGTTAAACGCTTCAGCCAACTGTGCAAGTTCAATTGCTGACAACGGCTCGCCACCAGTTTGTTTAAGTACACCGGCAGGAATGGCGCTCGAAGCATTGCGATATCTAGCGTCTTCAAGTTTTAAGGCTGTCGCTATGGTTTGCTCGCTCATAAAGATCATGCCTTGTGTTGGGCTGTAAATTTGCACAACATCTTTGGGGTCTATAGCGCCACCGTTGAAATAGATTTCTTTTGACTTACCAAACCACACTGGGCCGTTTGCGTCGGGAGTCGTAATTGAGCCCTGGGGCAAGCGTGTGGCGCTGGCCATGTAACCATCTTTTGTTCTAGAAGTTACATAAAGAAAGCATCTTCCGAAGAAGAAAAGATCGTCAAAAATCCAAGGAAACAGGAAGTTATTAGGCATTTCAGGGTCAAGTTGTTTTAGCCAAGAACGGGGCGCTAACGGCACCGATTCCATTTCTTCACCGTTCCAAATTTCGGTACACATCTTCAGTTCCATGTTGGCAAGAACTGAAGCCATCAAATCACGGCTTCGACTAATAGCGGCAACCGACATTGCACGGTTACGCATTAAACCAGCCTGGTAAGACCACCAGTCACCAATAAGGTTAGGGCCAGCAACTTGTGAACTGTAATAGGCGCCACCAACTGCAGCTGCTTGCACGGCAGGTTCAGGCTGTGGGCTAATCGCCGCTTTGTTCACTTTGCTACCGCTAAAGATTCCCATGGTCTGTTTTCCTATCGGGGGTGTGTCCCTGCCCTGCCCGACGCAGAGCAGGGACTATTGCAACAATAGCCTGACCTAATGTCACGGTGTCCTAGACACAGCAAACATGGGTTTGCCCACAACCTTGGGCCGTGAACTTTCAGCAATAGCCCATGCCATGCACCGGCACAGCTCGATTGGGCCAGGCGACTTTTGGCTAGACAAAACAACACCGCCACCAGTTTTTGTAAGCACAGCACGGTTGACATGTTCAGCCAAAGCCAATTCGCCACGGTGCCTAACTTTGCCTTCAACAATCATCTTTTGTATCAGGCCCGAATACTTCAATAGTTCGCCGTAGCCGATAACGCTTGCTCGACGTTCCAAATGTTTTGGCAAATGCAAATGCAAGGCTGGCGTAATTACCAGACTGGTGGCCGTGTCTGCCATGACCCGTTCTACTTCTTCCCACATTTGATCTTCGGTATCTACCATGAATTCAACACACACATGGGCTTTGGATTCAAGAACGCTTGACCTGACGCCAACATAGCGCCCGTCGGTCAGGTCGGTGTCAACAGCCAACACGCCACCAGGCGGCATAGCAATATCGGTTTTTTGTTTGTCCCAAACGCCAGGTTGAAGCCACGCACCACGGGCAGAAACCCACATGTTCAAGTGGGCACGCAGAAAACTGTCCTTTTTGCTAACAGCCCTAAGCGCTTCAATGGTCACGGTTTGCCCCATTGCTGGGTTTGCCATAATCCAATTGGCTTCATTTCTAGGGTCACTGCCAGGCTTCATGCTGTATTCCGCAAAGTAAAGATTGCCGGTACTGCCGTTGTCAATCTCAGATATGGCGGCTTCTCTAAAAGCAATAAAACAGGCGCTCGATTCATCACCAGCGGTTGACCAACTAGACAGCAAAGGGTTAGCCCTAGCAATCTGACTGGGCCGTAACGCTTCGTCAACTACCGCCGCCGAAATATTCCAAAGTTCGTCAATGACAATCAGGTCGTAACTACCGCCGTGCAGGTTTGGGGTTGCAGCTCTAACTTCCCACGTTGACCCATCAGGCATTTTTACGGATTTACGGCCCATAGCGTTGGCGGCTTTTGCCCCAAATTTGTCTACAAGTATTGGGGCAATAAACCCAAAGATTGCTTCGGCACGGTCAAGTTTGTTAGCAACCGAAAGTACAGCCTGGGGCTTGCCTCGAATGGCCGCAAGTTCAGTAATCCACCAACCGATCATGGCTTGCAAAGCAACAGACTTGCCTTGCTGTCTAGCCGTGGATACCAGAGCTTCCCGAAACTGCAGATTGCCTTTACCGTCATGCGACAACTGACCTTCAAGCACATGCTTTTGCCAGTCCATAAGTTCAATGCCCATGTGATCGGAAGCCCAGGCAGAAACCCTTGCACCGTAACTGTGCTGGTTCAGGCCCACCGTTTCAAGTCTGGGCAAATGCGCTTTGACCTGCGCTAGTTCGGGCTGGTTACCGCC